TTCTGCCTTGTCGTTTATGTTTGTTCATGGAATTTACTTTTTTAGGGTTTTTACCTATTGATGTGCCTTTAAACTTCTTTTCGTAAATTTGGGTTTGACCAAATATATTACCCTTTTTTTTTGCCATTTCTAAATATAACTATCATTAAAGGTTTTATATAACCGATCTTATTAGGGTCATCAATAGTTCCATCATCATGTCCAAAATGAAAACCTTTTACTGGCTTTCGTAAGAATCTTATTTCACAATTCGGATTATGATAACAATACTCATGAAAATACTTTGTATGTGTAGAAGCTGGAAGTAAAAAGACTCCAGTAAAGTTTTTAGTATTATATGCTTTTTCAACAAACTTTCCTATTTTACCATCAAACAATGGGTGAATGTAAGCTATCTCTCCTGACCAATCTTTAGTCAAACAATCATCTTCTTTTGTATAATATCTTGGTAATAAATGGTTTTGATGTGATGCACAGCAATCTATAGTAAAATTAAATTCTTTAGAAAGACTTTGCCAAATATCACTAGGAGTTCTTAACCATTTCATTGATTTAGAACACGAAAAACTAAGTAAATTTTTTTGATGTTTATAGTTACTTTGTTTCTTCAACATCTTCAGCTTTAGCTTCTATAATTAATGGTAAAGGTTCGGTTGTGTTAGTATTGTGTATTCGGTCTGTCAT